ACTTTATGGCATTGCCAATATTAAAGTTTCTGTGTCTGGTAATTTCAATTGCCTCTACCCCGCTTGGATCGGTGGTGTAGTGGTACGGATGGTTTACCTGATCAACCTTGATAATAAATTTTTCTTTGTCGCTCATCTTTTTGATTTCCTCAATCCAAATTTAGCAAGATAAACATAGATTGTTTCTACGCTTGCCCCGCACTCTTTTGCTATGTCTTGTGGAGACTTTTTATCCATAACATAACGCTTACGAAGCCAAGCCTCACTTGTATATAGTTTACCAGTCATGTCTAGTCCTTGTCAAATTTAACTGCTTTTTCCCAGTTATTTATAGCCCAATGCCCAATACCTGCTGCATCTGCCACATCATAATCATCTATTTTTTTATCATATGCTATTTCTAACAATTTAATCGTTCTTTTCTTTCTGAAATCACGCTCATATGACTTATACCAAGATAATGATTTTCCAGGATTTACTGTTCTTATCTGTAACTGCTCTTCCTTAGATAACTTCTTATTACCTAGATAATTTTGCCATGTTATTGGCGATACCCTGCCAATTACAGAAATATTACATAGCCCTGCACCACCTATGATTGCGCCCTGAACCATAGCAAGATCTGCTGCAGTCTTAGGAGAGTTCATAAAAACGGTATGCTCAATAACAATAGCATTAATCATATTATAATGATTAAACAAAGCTCTAGTCTTTGTTGTAGCATCTATAACTTTTTCATATATATTGCTACCTTCAAAACTTATTTTTCCATACCCAGTTAATTTTTTATAAGTATAAAATGCAAAAGCAAGGCTATTAGTGCTGGCATCAATAGCACAAATATGAGATGGCTGATTAATCTTGCTCATAATCAAAATACCCCTTTATTTGTTTTAACATTTTATCCACAGCTTTTTTACTGATATTGCAGTTTGAACAAAATCCATCATCGTTATATATAGATAGTACTTGGTCACATCCTCCAAGGCATTTTCTTATTTTGCCTTTTCGTTTTTGTCGCCTAGTAATTTTATAACGCTCAGCAATTTTATCCCTAGTAGCTTCTTCTCTACATTGCTCACTGCAATATATTTGATAGCTTACTTTGGGAGTAAACTTGTTGTCGCATCTATCACATTGCTTCACTCAGCTTCTCCAGGGATCTTATCTTAACTACTCCAGGTTCTGCGGTGGCACAGGCTGCTTTAACTGGGCAACTCTTACAGACCTTAGCGTTTGATCTATAATTTTTTTGTGGAAGATTTTTATCTTTCCAGGATTTATAGACCTCTCTCATCCAATCAAAAGTATTATTGATCCATAACTTATATTCTTCTGTTACTTCGATTGGAAAAACCAACAAGTCATGGTTGTTTTTATTTTCATAAATAAGAACTCCCTTTGCCTTGCCTAATACTCGCATATAAATAATCAATTGCATTACGTGATATTTTGCTGGCTCACCTTTGATTTTATAATTTTCAAATGATTCAGCCTTCATTGTTTTTATTTCACCAATGATTTCGTCTTCTTCCCACTTAATCATTGCATCTCCCCATCCAAAAATTGGAGGATCGCTGTGTGTTACTTTAAACTCTGTGGTTGGATTGTTATCATCATCAAGGTATTCAATAGCTACCCCGCCATCCAGCATCGCCTGCTGAATTCGCTCATGTGACTTAGTACCGCTAGTCATGTTAGCAACAGAATAAGCATCACTAGTCTCTTCAAATATATTTCCTTCAAATGCTAGATACCAATATCTAGGACATTCTCCATGACCGAAGACTAGGGTTGATGGAGCAAAAGTCTTCTTCTTAGTATGCTTGGCTTCTCGCTTTGCAATATAGCCATTGTTGATTTTTTCTATTAAAGCAGCAGAGTCTAAAAACTGAGGTCCATCCTCAGCTTTTCTCATCATCTGCTTTATCAAGTTTTTAGTCATATAATCCTTTATTCTATTATATCAGTTACCGCATTATGTATTTCAATGCAGATACTAAGTCATTAATTGCTTCTGCTGCTGTATAGTAAATATTTTTTTTAGATCTATCTGATTTATCAACATTGGTTAACCATGTTGCTTTAAATGACATTTTTGCTGCAATGGCCTGCAATCTAACTATCTCTAGGCTTGCTACCTGTGGCGGGATGTCTGGCTTTACTATTAGTTTTGCAATCATTGTGAGAGCAGTTGTTAGCTCTTCATCGTTCATAAAATCGGCTATTTCGGATAGCCCATTAACCATTTCTATTGTTGTTTTTCCATCAGATTGAACTGCTTGTGTCATTTTTTGCCTCCCACGTAAGCTGATCTAGTAAGTCAAACTCTATTATAGCAAGACGAGTCTTTTTATTACCTTCACCCAGTATTACTACTATTGCTGGAGACTTATCTGTACCAGCCCTAATTGAGTCTGTAACGGCTTTAGCCCAAACATCTTGATTTATAGTAAAAGACTTTGCTGTTTCTTTAAAGTCAACAACAAAATTTCTCCAAGTAGCATCACCCTTCTTTGTATTTCTACCAGAATTCTTGTGCTGCTTAGCACCTATCCTTTTACTCTCGTTCTTCTCGCTCATAATCCTTTTTCTTTTTATATCCTACCTGAAAAACATGAACTTCAGATAAATGTTTTTTAGAACACATCCAAGTACCCATTCCAGTGTTTTTGTATATCCTGATAGTTTTAACTTCTTCCTTACATGTCTTGCATGGAAACCTGCCAGGATATGTACTAAAGTTATTAGACATTTGATAACTTGGTCTTTAGTGATTGTTGCAAGTCCAAATCCTCTCTTACCCGATTAATGAGACCTTCACGACCTTGCACTTTAGTTCCGTCTTCTAACTGATACCATGCGCCAGTTCGTGTAACTAATCCTGCTAATTCTGCGGTATCAACAAGATCACCAACAGTATCAATACCCACGTCGCTGCCTCTAAAATAAAAATCATATTCACCAGATTGGAAGGCTGGAGAAGTTTTAGAAAATTGCAACTCCCAACGAACTTTTCTACCAATTTTTTCTTCAATGAGTTTATCCCCAACATGTATCTTTCCTTTAATTGCCTGATTATCAGATTCAGACGAGAATAATTTAATAACGGTAGACGAATAAAACTTAGTTGCCTGTCCACCCGTAGGCTGTTGGCTTGTATACATTGCGTTAATATTGTTTCTAGACTGTGATATCAATACAAGCAATGTAGGCTTTACCTTATTATTAGCATAGTTAAGCATCTTCCATGCGTTACTGAAGTCTCTAGATTCTGCACCTATTTGCTTTGTGTTTTCTAACTGCTTTAACTCAGTAGAATCTTTTTCAAAGTAAATTGCTGGTAGCAAGGATGTTATTGAATCTACAACGATTAAATCTACACCAGCCTCCATTAGATTAACTCCAACATCAACCATTTCATTTATAGTTCTGGCCTGAGAAACAATAAGCTTTGATGTATCAACACCAAGTTTATCTGCCCACTCTTTATCATATGACATTTCTGCATCAATCCAGGCACAGACCTTACCTTCTTTTTGTGCAAGAGCAATCATCTGTAAACACAAAGAAGACTTGGCGCTAGACTTGCTACCCCAGATAAGCACTTGTCTACCATATGGCAAACCGCCGTTTAATGCACGGTTTAGTCCAAAGCTTGGGGTTTCTGCATATTCTGTCTTTGGAACCTCATCTCCAACCAAGATGCTTTTTCTTAGTTTGGGATTTAGTTGAGCCAAAACTTCCTCTACTGTTAATGTCATTAGAATCTTACCCCATGCTTCTGTGGCCTATTACTATTCTTTTCCATCTTTTCTTTAATAGCATAATCAAGAGATTTCTTCATATATCCTGCATCTACCATACCAGCATAGAGATCAAGGGTACGGATAATAATATCTGCAAATTCATCTGACATTTGATCTGGATCCATCTCCTTACGAAGAGCCTCCATTGCCTCTACCACTTCAGAAACAATCATCATCATTTGTTTTGCTACAAATATAGGATCTACCGTTCTATCCCAAAATCCTTTGTCTACTGCATTTTTATGTATTTGTTCAGCTAACTCATCAAACATTTACTACGTCCTCCATTATCACTGTTCCATCTTTTGTTTTTCCAAATTCAAATTTGTATACATTACCAGGTTCTACATTCATATATGCTTTTGCAAATGCCGTTGGAAATACAGTAACAGCATGTAACTCTCTTCCAGAGTCTGCAAGAGTAAGCGAAGCCATCTTTTTGCCAGCCTTTGTTACTCTAGGCTTAAATGAAACAACAAACATTTCATCTTCTTTATATGGCAACATTTTATAGTTTAAGAACTTGATAAGTGGATCTTTAGATTCTTTTATTTCATCGGCAGGTACGGCACTAACAATACGATTATCATTAGCCAAAATAATATACGTGCGACCAGCTTCGATGGCGGTATTCTCTTCATCAAATATCCCCACACTTCCCGTTTTATCTAACAACTCTACCCTTGACCATCCTTTTGACCTCTTAATTGATTTTACCATACCCATCAAAATAAAAGCGCCTTTTTCCTCATATTCCTCAATATCATTTATATATGCATAATAATGTTGTGGAACTGGCATATTAAATTCAGGAAGGTTAAGATACTCGTATAAGTTTTCCTTAACCTTCTCTGCATCGGCTGGGTTGTCTGGAAATGTAAGAGCTCCAATAGCATTCATTGCCTGTAAGGCACGAGAATTTACCCCATTGCCTTTTGTAAAAGTAAACTCTTCTACCTGCCTGAAAGAAGTAAATGGTCTAGCAGCAATATAACGATCAGCAATGGTATCAGAAATAAACTTAATTGCGGAGAGTCCAAATCTAATACCCTTACCCTCAATTTTAAAATCTTTATCCGAATCATTAATATGAGGCAGCTTAACTGGAATGCCCATTCTTTTCGCTTCAATTAGATACTCCGTTCTTGTATCTTTATCCTTCTCGTTTTTGAGAAGAGCAAACATAAACTCTAGTGGATAGTGGTACTTGAGCCACGCCGTCCAATACGAGAGAGTACTGTAAGCAACGGCATGTGATTTGTTAAACGAATATCCCGCATGTGCTTCAAAATCATGCCACAAATCAAGAGCATCATTAGGAGCGATATACTTAGAAGCACCTTTAATGAATTGATCTTTAAAAACATCAAACTCTCTTGCATCCTTTTTCTTACCGATAATCTTACGAACCTTGTCAGCTTCAGCCATTGTCATTCCACCAAGCTCAACGCAAGCCTGCATAACCTGTTCCTGATATAGGATACACCCATATGTTTCTTCAGTAAAAGGCTTTAAGATCTGATGCATATAATCAATATTTTGACGACCATGCTTACGAGCAATATAATCTTTACCAATAGTATTCATTGCTCCTGGACGAACTAGTGCATTTGAAGCAGCCAGCTCTGCTAAGCTTTTAACGCCCATCTTAATCAAAAGGTTTGTATATGGTGTTGCTTCACATTGAAATACGCCTTTTGTATATCCCTCTGAAAGCATTTGATAAACATTTTTATCATCCATATCAATCTTAAGAAGATCTATCTTTTTACCATGTCTATCTTCAATAATATCAATCGTATCTTTAAGAACACTCAGTGTTTTTAATCCAAGAGCATCAATCTTAATTAGACCGATTCTTTCTGCTTCTTCCATGTCTACCGCCACAACTGGGATACGATCATCGGCTCCAGTTACGTTGCGAGTTTCTAGTGGAGCATACTTAAATATTGGCTCTTTACTTGTTACAACTCCAGCAGCATGAATTCCTGTACCACGAATACGACCACGCAGTTGGTCTCCAAGCGCAACAACTTCTGGATACTTATCACGGAACCACTCTGCATTTCTTGATGTGCAGAAGTCATCCCACGTATCAACAGTCTTCAAAACTT